TGGCTAACTTAATTGTAACCGTCTTTTTAAATAGGTTCTTATTGCGTTTCTTTTCCACCTCAAACGTTGAGTCAATGACTTGGCACGCTAGGTATTCAACTCCGTTCCAAAAGAAACGCAATAAGAACCTATTTAAAAAGACGGTTACAATTAAGTTAGCCAACCAAGACAAGGTAAATATATGAATGTAAAAATACAACTTGAGACGGGCTACCTTGACGTAAAGGAAGGAACGGCATTTCCTTTAAACTTTGGGGTGGCAGATATTCGTGACGTGAGTAAAAAGTCGGGAGCGTTTAGTAAGACGATCACGCTGACGGGGACGGACAACAACCACAACTTATTAAACCACTATTACGATGTCAATATCCAAGCTGGCACGTTCAACATAAACACGCTCACTAGATGTTCAGTAATTCAAAACGGCATACCTGTTTTAGAAAGTGGCTACCTTCAATTAATCGCCGTAAACAAAACGCAAGTAACGGCGGACTACGAAAACGAAGTTGAATATGAGGTGTTAATTAAAGATGAGTCGAGTGATTTCTATACCAAGTTAGGCAACAAAGAATTGACCGACTTAGACTTTACGGATCTTAACCATGAATACAGGGCAGAAAATGTAATTGATTCGTATAGCAATACCCAAGCGGACGGTTACAAATACCTATTGCCGTTTAAAGATTCTAATAACTACCTACTCCAGGACTTAAAACCTGCCATCTATGCAAAGACGTACTTTGATCGTATCTTTAGTAACGCAGGTTTCAGTTACACTTGGAATACGCAGACGTCTGCACACTTCGACAAGTTGATAATACCTTTTAACGGTGAAGGTTCGCTTGTTGACTACAATGACTATTTAGTTAAAGCCGATACCACATTAAACGTAACTGGTGGTGAGATAACATACTATGATAATCTAATAAATTGGACTGAAACACAAGATAACTTTTCTTTATTCAATCCGACTACGGGGGCTTATGACGTACCGATAAACTTGCAGGGTAGTGAAAATATATCCATTGAAATTACATTTAGCGCAGATATTTATTTTACCAATTCACAGGCTTTTAATTTACACTACATTCCTTCAAATGGGTTTGGTTTAGTTATTCCATTTTTTATAATAAACAAAAATGGTATTTTTTATTCAATTTCATTCAGTTCATCGAATGTTAGTTTGTCTTCATTCTCAACATTGGTTCCTGGTGTAAATAATATGGGTACTATTTCGGGTACAATTACAGTTTTATTGGGTAACTTAATCACAACAGATACTATTGATTTACTTGGTGGTTTATCATTTTCTGCCAATTACGGTTCTTGGAATCAATTTATTTCGGGAGGTGCGCCTACACCAATAACAACTGAAATAGATTTCACGTCTATTTCTATGCGCGTCTTACCTTCGTCAAACATTTTAGGATACGGTGCGGTCATTGACATGAACAACGCAGTGCCTAACAAGGTAAAACAAGCTGACTTTATTAAGTCAATTTTCACGATGTATAATCTTTACGTGGAGCAGGACAACGAAATACCGAACAACCTTATTTTAATGCACCGTGACGATTATTATGATTCAGGCGCAGAAATAGATTGGACGTATAAGTTAGCAAAAGACAAAGACCAAGCACTTCAATTCTTACCTGAGTTGAGCGCGAAGAAACTCATCTTAACATACAAGCAAGATGGAGATGACCCAAACAAAACGTACTTTGAAGCTACGAAAGAAATTTACGGTCAATTAGAATATATCTTCGAAAACCAATATGTAAAGGGTATAGATGTAAAAGAAATTCTTTTCAGTCCGACACCAATTGTAAAGACAATCTTTGACGCTTATGTTCCTGCCTTGTCAGGTGCGCCAAAAGTAAACATACGAATTCTTCATGACGGTGGTGTGGGAACGTGTGACGGGTACAACTTATATAACTATGGGACAACAGGCGAAACGAACGTAACGACCTATCCTATATTGCATCATTGGGACAACCCGACAAACCCGACTTTTGATATTTTATTCGCGCAACCTGACTACATGTTTTATGACGGTTACTCGATAACTAATAACAATCTATACAATCTATACTGGCGACGGACTGTTAATCAAATCAACGTCGGTAAGATGTTGACGGCTTACTTTAACCTACGTGAAGACGATATCCAAAGTTTAAAACTAAACTCTAAGATACGTATTGATAACTCATGGTGGACCATTAACAAGGTTATCGACTACGATTGTAACGCTAACAACCTCACGAAAGTTGAGTTAATGAGTGCAGACACGGAGATTGATTTAGCACCATTCAAAAAAGGTTCAGTCACTCCGACAACAGTTGGAGACCTAGCAAGTCACACGGGCAGTATTCACTTTAACAATTCATTTGTCAGCAACGTAATACCTTCGACTTCGGTAAGTGCAATTTACGGACAAGGCAACGTAATACAACCTGGCGTTAATGGTATCATTGTAGGTAACAATAAAGTCCTGGACCAAACAGGAATAAGCACCGAACGAATAGCTGCGGACGTGGCGAACATTCGAGCGTTAAACTTGTCGGGTTCGGCTGTGTTTAAGGTGTTGAACATTGACTCGGATTATTATATAACAACTGACGATTATTGTTTAATTGCTACGCCTCCTGCGGCTATTACGGTTTACTTACCTTCGACTTCGGTAATAGGTCAAGTGTTGGTCATTAAGTCAACAGACTACAATACTTTCTTAGATGTCAACGGGTCAACTATTGACGGCTCGGCTTCGACTATTACTATTGCACCAAACGCAAGTAGGACTTTAATATGTGGCGCATTGAATAAGTGGTATTTGATTTAACCAACATAAACACGAAATACTTTAAAGGTTATGGCATTACCTGGAAGTTACAACATTAAATACAAAACACGCGTACACTTACAGCGTGCAATACAACAAGAAATTCAACGTCAAGAATTAGTTGATACGTACACCATGAAGGACTCCATCCGTATTTCAGCTGGAACGGGTGACGTTAACAACTTGTATGTAGAAATTAGTGCCATTTATTATTACATGTTTATTGATAAAGGAGCGGAATTAACGAACGGTGGATTCATTAGGCCTCACTACGTAACACAAAACGCATTAAAGTCGGCAAACGGTCAACGATTTATACGTGAAGCAATAGACGAGTATATAACCTGGATGATTAAAACATACCCGTTCTTAAATACTGAATCGGTAGGTATGACCGTTGACAACGTTAAAGTCAATATAACTTACAACTTGTTTGGTGCTGACGGTGGTAAATGGAACGGATTATTTGAGTACGATAAGATGTGGAACGTTTACGGCTAATCTTTGTTTAGTTGTAATTCTTCGACCATTGAAAGCATGTTAAACACGAATACCAAAGGCAAGTCAGTAACGGCGTCAATTTTTGTTAGGTCTTGGTTGGATATATCGTAAAGTAATTTTTCCCATGACCATTTATTGAACACCTTTTCTTCTTGTTCGGCTTTTAGGTCATCTTCGTCTAGTTCTTCGGGTTCACTTTCTTCGATAACAGGGTTAAATAGATTCTCATAACGTTTCTTAAAGTCGTTTGAGTAGTTAACGTAATTGTTTACCGCCCCAAAGACTTCGTTAATTGATAACTCATTAAACACCGATTTACGGCTTATTAGTGAATACGTGTACGGCTCAAAAACAAGATTGCCCCATTCGTCATTTTTCCAACGCTTGTAAAGTATGGATAGGATTAAAGTAAAATTCTCAGCTAAATTGGCAGTATAGTATTCGAGGTCGATAAACTCTCCTAAGGTAAGCGCATCCAACGGTTTTAATCTAAAACCTTTAACCAATTCTTTTGGCTTATTGGATGGCTCACGCTTAATAAATTGAACTTTACTTGCAAGGTCAAGTAGTTCTTCGGGGTCAAGGTCTTCTAACTCTTCGGGGTCCGTATCGGAGAGTATAGAAAGTGCCTCAATAGTTTGTAGGAATACGCTGTTAAATTCGTTTGGGTCAATTAGACTCAGTTCCTGCCATTGGCTCACTGTTACTTGACTCCAATTCTTCGGTAGTTTCATCGACTTTCTTTTCGGCTATTTTAGTAATTTTTGAAAGTATTTCCATGATGTACGGAAAAGCTATTTCAGCACTTTGTTTTTTCATTAAGTTGATCTTAAACTTTAAATGCGCAGGTGCGTAGTGTTCAGTTCTGGTTAGGTCCGTTCGTTTAAATAGAATTGCAAGTGTTTGAGCGCAAAAGTCATCGGATTGACTTCGATAAATTCGTTCTAATAATCCAAGGTCTTTAACTCCGATTGATTCGTTAGCCTGGTAGGTATATTTGTCAATGACTAATTCAGTCACTTTTGGACCTTGTGGAATGTCCGATTTATTAAATAGCTTAATGTATTGCGCAAACTCTTCAAGTTCCATGTTATCGAACGCCTTTTCGGGTACACCCAAGTAAATAAACTTTTCAATCCACTTTTCAATGGTATCTAGTTCTTGGTTATTCTCAATTTTGTTCAGTTCATCGAATTGCTGAACGGTTAACTCGTTTAGGTTGTTGGGTATTTCGACCCCGTACAGTTGTATCATTTTTCTACTGTATTTAAATGGTTATAAATTGCTTCGGCTTCACCTTCCTTAAAAGGAATATAAAATAGGCTGTCGTGGTATTTAGTAAGTAGGTCAATTTTTTGTTGTCGTTCCATTTCCATTGCTTTATCTATTATATCCGTTATGCTAACTTTTCTATTTGGGCGATATATTTCGTTCATAAGCCATTCTACTGCTGTTAGTTTTTCCATTGCTTAGATTTTAACCAAAGGTATAAAAATTATGTTTAAAAATTAACCAAAACTTTTTTTGTGTACTTATTAAGTCAATGGATGGACTACCTACGTACAAAATTACTATTGACGAAGCGTATAATGACGGTACCGAGCCGTTAGGTGTTGATGCTATTGCTTTCACGGCTAACCCTGCCGTATTAGTTAAGGGTGTCGCGTTCAAGTCCCAAGCAAAGAGCCACTTTGCAGACGAGAAGAAATACCGTATTACTGCGCCTGCAATGATACCAATGGATATTTACAGGCGTGACGATGAAATGGGGGAGTATTACGTTCAATTTACCGAGCAGGAAATAGACACGATCTTCAAGGATTTCATGTTGAACTTGAACAACCGTAACCTTTTCAACCTAGAACACGAAGGCGACAAAATTGTACCTGCCTATATTCTTGAAGCATGGTTAGTTGATAACCCCGAAGGCGACAAGGCTAAAACAACGTTTGGTATTTCAGTACCTAAAGGTACGTTAATGGTGACGTCTCAAATTACCGATGTTGATTACTACAATAAACTTGTAGAAAATGGTCAAGTAGGTTTATCCATTGAAGGCTTTTTAGGTCTTAAATTAAGCAACCAAATAAAAACAAATAATATGTTACCAGACGGAGAACACACACTCGAGGACGGTACAATTATCATCGTAAAAGACGGTGTAGTTGTCGAAGTTCAAGAGCCACAAGTCGATGAGGTAGCAATGGAAGTTGAAGCGTCTAACGAAGTTGAGTTAGCTGAAGCAATGCCGACCGAAGAGCCTACCGAAGAGGAGGTTGTTGAAGTTGAAGTTGAAGCGGCTATTGACCCAGCGGCAGATGCAGAAGCTATCCTTGCAATCGTTAACCCTGTTTTAGAGCAGCGAGTTAGCGAAATTTTGCAAGTCATTGCAGACCTTAAAAACGAATTGACCAACACGGAGGAAGTCGCACCCGTAGAGGAGATTAAAATGAGCGCGGCACAAATGTTTACACAAGTAACAAATTTCTTAAAAAAATAGCAATGGCTAAAAAGTACAAATTCGATTTGACAGTAGACGCGAGTGCGTTACTTCAAGCAAACCCAAGTGAGTATTATTCACTTCTTTACGGAATGGAAAATGCGGTATCTAACTATCGTGTACTTCCGGGTATTAAAAACAAAACTAAAATTGCAACGGTTCTTTTTGACACGGTTCTTGCTGAGGCTGGATGTGATTTTAACGCAGTTGACGCGAATGTTAGCGCAGTAGAAATTGACGTTTGTGCGTTGACTTCACAAGCGTCTGTTTGTCAATATGACCTTGAACAATCATGGTTGGCGTTGGAAATGGCTAAAGGTTCAAACTCAGATTTCTCAGTTGCATCTTTCATGAATTTCTTTTGGGCTACAATGGCGAAAAAAGGACACCAAGAACTTGCACAAATCATGTGGCAAGGTGGTACAGGTCAAGGTATTCTTGAACTTTGTACTGGTTGGTTGTCTCGTTTGTGTACAGCTGACGATTATTTGACACCTGACGGAACATACGCAGCTATTACATCTTCAAACGTACTTGCTAAAATGGCAGCTACTTTGTCAAAAGCTACACCTGAAATGTTGGTTAACCCTGCAAACATGCAGTTCAAAGTTTCTGCGGACGTTGCCGCTGCTTACCGTATTGCATGTGCAGCTACAAACACAATCACAAACGTAACTACTGGTTTGGCTTTGACTTACCTTGACATTCCTGTTGTTGTTGAGTACGGTCTTCCTGCATCAACAATTATTTTGTCGGATTATACTAACTTCATCTACGCTTTAGATGCTGAAGGTGACCAAGACAACCTACAAATCGTTGATTTCTCACGCACTACTTTGGACCGTAGAATTGGCGCACGTGCTGACTTTAAAGCTGGATTCTATGTTGTTAACACTAACCAAGTTGTTTGGTACGGTGGGGCGCAATTCTGCTAAAATTATTTAGATAGTTCGGGGGGTTTAACCGCCCCCTTTTTTTTAAACTTTAAATACTAAATAATATGTCATGTACAACACTCACGTCCATCCTTAAGGGGTGCGACTCAAATATCGGAGGGATAACTTCGATTTTAATTAATGACCAAGAAAACGTAGACACGTCTTTGATTGACGTAACAAACTACGTTATTACTGACTTCGGTACATTGGCGGCTCAATTCGTGCCGTTTGAATTTAGACGTAACACGGGTATGTATACCGAAGAAGCGGCTATTGACTTGGTTAATGGTTCTTCATTCTACACTCAGACCGTTACTTTGATTTTCCACCGCCGCGAAGCTTCTAAATCTAAGGCAATTAAGATTCTCGGCGAAGGTCAACGCGACCTTGCACTTGTAGTTGGTGACGCTAACGGGAAGTATTGGTATTTTCCAAAGGCTCAATTGACTGCGGTAACTGAAGGTTCTGGAACGGCGAAGGCTGACGGCTCAAAGTACTCGGTTACTTTTGTAGCTGAAAACGAAAACCTTGCTTACGAAGTTGACGCAACGATTATTCCTGACTTGGTTTAATTAGATTAACACTAAAAAGGAAGGGGGGTTTAATTACTCCCCTTTTTTATTTAACCAACTTTTTCAAATCTTACTTATTAAGATAGTATGATATACTTAGAAAAAAATTCACTTAATACATTCGCGTTAACACTTACTGAAAGTGCGTCTATTGTCTCGCCGACTTGGTTGTTTAAATTCGTTTGGGAGATGGACGAAACACTTGCACCTATTTACTGGGTAGGCGAGGACTTTTCAAGTTACCCTAACCGTTACAATTTATTTTATCTTACTGAGGGCGATGACGTGACGTTCAAACTTGGTCAATACCGATACGAAATTTACGAAAGTGAAGACCCTATTGTAGTTGATGAAAACACGAACGAAGTAGGATTAATTAAAGTTGAGGAGGGGCGTATGGTTGTCGAAGGTATATCAAATTCAATTTATGACTAATGGGATTATTAGGAAAATTTAAAAAAGATGACACGTTAAAGGTTGTCGACACGGGTTATCAAAGTTTTAGTACGCCGTTTTTGAGAATACCAAACGGCAACTTGTCATTACCACACATTGACGTAAGATATACAACGCAGGGTTACGTTCGTTTTGGCGAAGACAATCTTTATCCTCAGTACTTGAACGAAATGTATTACATGAGTCCGTTGCACGGGTCAATTGTAGACTTTAAGACAAACGCAACTATTGGAGGTGGATATACTTTCGATGAGTCGAAGTTAACTGACATGGAAAAGGTAGTGCTTTATGCCTTCGGAAAAAAGATAGGATTCAAAGACACGATCAAAGTAATTACTAAAGACGTTATTTTGCACGGACGTTGCTATTTTACCATTGAGTTAAAGAACGGCAAGACGCACAACGTAAAACGTGTAGCACCTGAAAAGGTCCGTATCAATCAATCAAAAACTTTGTACGCTGTCAATGAGGACTGGCAATATGGTATGCAAATAACTACTTATGAGCCTTATTACCCGGAGTGCAAAGACGGTATTTATCTTTACGCATACGAACAAAAGTCAGTCGGACAAGATTACTACCCACTTCCTCAGTACACCAGTGCGTTAAACTTCGCTTTTTTAAGTGGTGAATTGTCCTACTTGCAAAAGTCGAACATTCAAAACTCGATTTTTCCTTCGTTTGCCATGATGTTTCCTAAGAAACCACAAGGACCTGAAGAGATGCAGTTAATCAAAGACACCGTTAACAAGCTGAAAGGTGCTGAGAACGCAGGAAAAGCGGTTGCATTCTTCGCTAATAACAAGGAAAGTTTGCCCGACTTAGTAAATGTACCTACAAATTCTAACGATGAACTTTTTAAAGGGGTAAGTGAATTAAATACCGAGCAAATTTGTTTTGCCCACACCATTGACCCAATACTTTTGGGTGTTCGTACTTCGGGAGCACTTGGTTCTGGGTCTGACATTAAACAAGCCTACGTTATTTTCGAAAAGAATACAATCATTCCACTACGCGAAACTATCACGGACGTAATTAACGGACTTTTAAAAGCCGTAGGAATTGACGCGAAGGTCGAAATTACTAACTATCAAATAGTCAACGAAACAATTACAAGCGTAGACGAGAAGGGACGTGACGTAATTAACGCACTCAACGCGATGAACCCTACACTGGCTACTAAAGTTTTGGAGAATATGACACAAAACGAAATTCGTGAACTTGCGTCTTTGCCGCCATTACCTGACACTCAAACACCGACAGCATGATTTACTTCGTAACCGAGAATTTTCTAAAGATAAACACGCCTATTACTAAAAATGTGGACGTGACCGACGTTTATCCGTACGTCAAACCTGCATCCGACATGCGTTTACAAGCTATTTTAGGGTCTTATTTTTATAATTATTTGTTGACTCAGTACAACGCTCAAGACTTAACACAAGACGAAGAAACACTTGTCGAAAAAATACAGTTTGTAGTGGCGTGGAGGGCAGCCGAACAAGCCGCATTCGGATTAACATACCAATTAAAAAATAAAGGTATTCAAACGCAATTCGGGGACTACTCAAACAACGTTAGCCAAAATGAAACGGCGTTCGTTATGGACCACTACGGGCAAATGGCAGCCTTTTACGAGAAGAGACTTACTAACTACCTACTCGAATACAAAAGTTTATACCCACAATTTACGAGCGACCTCAATAGAGATAGCGACATTAAACCCGTGGGAGGTTGTGGCAATAGAGGAGACTACGATAACACCATGATGGTATTGTAAAATGGCAGACCAAGAAATAAATATAAAACTCAATGGTATTGCGCAAATACGGTCTGAGTTAAAAGCCTTAAAAGGGGAACTTGCAAACGCAACAGACCCTAAACAAATGGCAGACCTTGCGGAACGTGCAGGGGAATTGTCCGACAAGTTAAAAGATGCCAACGAACGGGCGGCTGTCTTCGCTTCGGGGTCACGTTTTGAACAAACGTCTAACGCCTTCGGGTTGATGTCTTCGCAGTTAATGTCAATGGACTTTGAGGGTGCGAGTGAGTCGGCTAAATTGTTCGCTGGCAACTTAGGAAAAATTGACGGTAAAACTATTTCAAGTGGATTAAAGGGTCTTGGGTCAACCGTTGCAAGTGTTGGGGGTGCGTTTCTTAAACTTGGTGCGCAACTTTTAATCAATCCTATATTTTTATTGGTTGCTGTTGTTGCGGCTATTGTGGCAGGTCTTTACATGTTAGCCGAAAGACTTGGATTCGTGACTAAGTTTGTCGATTTCCTAACAGCTGCATTCAAACCATTGATTGACATGGTTAAGTGGTTTTTAGATTTAATGGGCTTAACGTCTTTTGCAGCTGACGAAGCACTCGCTAAAACTACGGCGGCACTTGAAGAGGAAAAGGAAAAACGTCAAGAGGTGTTGGGTCAGATGGACCAGAAAATCGCTTTATTAGATGCCGAAGGTAAAAGCACACTCGCGTTAAGAATCGAACGAAATAAATACATGCAAGAAGAGATTAACAACAATCTTAAACTTCTTGAGGTGATGGACAACGCATTTCTTAACCAAACCAAGCTATACAAAGACACGGTTAAAGAAAATAAAGCAAAGGCGCAAGAAATAAAAGTCGAAGAGGTTAAGTTAAACCAGGAAGTAATAAACGAAGGTCAAAAGGCAGCCGAAGCACAAAAGCAATTTTTAGCGGATAGGTTAGCGGCTACACGTTTAATTCAAGACATTACGCTTGGATTAATGCAGGACGGAGTCGAAAAGGAACTACAAGCCAACGCCTACAAATACGAAAGACTACGCGAAGATTTAGCTAAAAACGAAAAGCTAAATAAAGACGAACGCGCAAAACTTGATGCGTTATATATCCAGGAGGCAGAACAAACGGCTAAAGGTATCAATCAAAAATACGTAGATGCGGAAGTAAAGAAACAAGCGGAACTAAACAAGGTCATTAAAGATGCTCAGTTATTAAGAGCGCAAGAAGAAGAAGATTTTTTCGCACTATACGATCAAAACACACGTAGTGCGGCACAACTTGAGGAGGATGCAGTTAGAGAAAAATACTTTAATCTAATTGAACAGGCTAAACAATATAATTTAGACACTCAGGAACTTGAGAAAAGACAACAAGAAGAGTTAGCTAAAATTCAAGACGAAGCCCGTGCAAAAGAAGCGGAAAAAAGAAATAAAGAACGCGAAGAAAAAATTAAGATAGCCGAAGACTACGCTAACTCAGTTAATGCACTTGCCGAAACGGTATTTATGTTATCGGATAGATTCGGAAAACAAGACGAAATAAGCAAGGAAAAACGGGCAAAACGTCAGTTTCAAATTCAAAAGACCATGCAGTTAAGTATGGCTATACTTGACGGGTTTAAGGCTGCGTCTGCGTCAATAGCAATGAGCCCACCTGTAACACCTATTGGTATTGCAGCCCTTGCGGCTACTATTGCGGCTTCGGTTGCTACTATTACCAAAATTGCAACGGCTCAATACGGAGGTAAAAGCGCAGGCGGTGGCGGTGGTGGTGGCTCAACTACTCCAATGGGGGGCGGTGCTACTCCAAACGCTGGAGGCGGTGCGCCTTCGTTCTCACTTTTCGGACAAGGTAACAACATGAACACCACAAGCGCAGCACAAGACGCAGAAAATAAGTCTAACCAATTAACGGTTAAAGCTGTTGTTGTCGAAAGTGACGTAACAAGCACACAAAATAAGGTTAAGAAAATGCAAGAAAACGCGACACTATGACAAGTTATATAACACTTTTAAGTAAAATAGAACAATTTTGTAACGCTCACTTGCAAATAAAAAAATACGGTGGCGAGTTTCGTGAGCAAATGCCTAACTTTTCAACTAAAGATGAGAAATACCCTATCGTCTTTATTGAGCCTTTGAGCGACCTTGAAGACCTAAATACGAATCAATTTAGTATTAACGTTTATTGCGTTGACATTATACAAAAAGACCGTGCCAATTTAAACACTATTTTAAGCGACTGTCAGTTGATTTTAAAAGACATGTATGTCTATTATACAAATGACATGGATGCGCAGTTAGATGTAGTGGGTACGGCTTCAATGTCGCCTTTAAATAACTACGATTTAGACTATGTCGCAGGGTGGGTCATGGGTATAACGTTCGAGGTGTCAACTTACGGACCTTGCGAAATACCAATGGAGCCTATTACACCTACACCCGTAGAGTGTCAAGACGGAAGCGTTGAAAATACGGACCAAACTTATACGGCTACCGTTGCAAGTGGTGGTTTATTAGTTTTGCCAGACGTTAACCTTGTAGTTAAAGACCAAGACGGGAATATATTAAGTGACGAAATTTACCCAAGCGTACAAGATGAGCAAATAATTGTAACACTTCCAACGTGTGAAGATGCAAGTTATAAATTTACGGATAGCGCAGGGACAACATTATACGAGGGTACAATTCCAAGTGGTGGATATGTTGAGGGAAGTATTAACGACTCGTTTGTTAGTAACTCAAATGACACTTATACAGCTGACGTATTAGCCGAAGGTAGTCTTGAACTTCCAGACGTGACGTTTAGCATTAACAATAGTGTAGGAACGCAAGTTTTAAGTACAACCGTGCCAAGCGTTACGAATCAAACACTCGTTGCACCTGACGGGGCGGTACACATTAAGCACGAAGCAGACGGGACTATTGCCGTAGTTAGTACACCTTCGGGGGTTCAAACTGACTACATTATACAAAACAACGATATAACAGTTAACAATGCGAATCCTTTTGTACTTCACGCAGAAGAGCCACTTGATATTCGTTTAAAGAATCAAAGTAACGCGACAATAACACCATCTTCGGTATCCTACAACGGCAATCAACACTATGTTGATGTAACAATTAACACAGCTTCTTTTGTTCCAGTTGGTGCATCGCTTATTAAGTCGGGGCAAACTACATCTTATGCAACTGGTGACGATGGAAATATACAAGCAGGACGAGCAACTTCATTCACAGCGCTTGCATCAAATAATCCTTTTGGAAATACGAATAGATTTACTTCGGAACTTGGAACGCAAACCTATACAAATAACATTGTAATTGATTGGTCAACTTATAACAATTCTACGGTGTTAGGTTATTACCGACTTGTTTATTCGGATAATATTTCGTGGACAAATGCAATTATCCTTGCAAATGCTAAAGTAATTGGTGGATTTTCAAGTTGGAGAATGTGTAACATTCGTGAAATGCAAAACATTTTTAACTACGGCATCGCATCAAGTACGGTTTTAAATTATGCACCATTCAGCATTACAACGAATCAAAATGTTTGGAATAGTACAACAAATCCACTAACAACTACAAGCGCATACTATACCACGATTTCAAGTGCTGAGACTTCATTCGCAGCCAAAACAACGAACGGACCGCGCTACATGGTTTGCCGTACATTTACAGTAACAGGTACAACTTTATCTTAAACTTATGACATATCAATTTCCTTTCTTTGTCCATACAATAACAGACCCTAAAATTGAAGTGGTTTATATTACGGACGATTTACGAAACAAGGCAGTCCGTGTTGACGTTCTTTTGACCACACCCGAACAGGACTATGGGGTAAATTTAGACGGGTTTACGTACACTTCGACATTCACAACTGAGGAAGTAATAGCGTGGACTTTTGTTGAACTAACTAAGTACGAAATATGAAGTATTTAATTACAGGGCTTGTTGCTGTTTATTCGTTCTTTGCACCTATCCAGGTTATTTTGTTGGTTATTGGACTCGCAATATTTATCGATACGGTTGTTGCTATCCGTTTAACTACTGAAAAGTTTAGCAGTCGAAGATTAAGAAAAGGGTTAATCGGTAAAATGATCACCTACGAAAGTGCGGTATTGCTTTTTTTCCTTATTGATTATGCAATGGTTAACGAGATGGTTAAAACCGTCTTTTCGGTGGATTATACTTTAACTAAATTGGTCGGTTTGTTCCTGGCATCCATCGAGGTTGTTAGCATTGACGAAAAGATACGCGTAAGATACGGAGATGACAAAGGGTTTATTGCCCGTTTCAAGTCATTTGTTAAAAAAGCTAAAGCAATTAAAGATTCATTTTGATGAGGTATTTATTTTTGATTTTATTGTTAGCGTCATGCTCGGTGCATAACTTAATTAGACGTGCTGAGAAAAAAGGTTACCGATGTGACACCGTTACGGACACGATTCGGGTTGTTCAAGTGGATAGTTTCTTGGTAAAAACTACGGACACGATGTACTGGGAAAAAATAATAACGTCAAAAGACACAATCATTCGTTACAAGACTTCCTACATACCAAAAACACGCTACGAAATAAGATTTGAATACAAGCGTTTTAACGATTCTTTACGCACGATTAGACAAATGTATAAAGATAGCCTACAAAGTGCGCTTAAAACGGCTAAAAATGACCTTAAACGCGAACGTGTATCACAAAGAAAGTCACCGTTAAACCAATTTAAACAACTTTTCATTATTTTGGGGTTTATTCTCGCACTTATTTTTTTATATATTTTGTTTAGAAAAGCCTTACATTAGTCAAAAAATTGACTATGGATATAAACACGTACATTAAATTTATTAAGAAATGGGAAGGCGGTCTAAGTGGAGACCCGTCCGACTCATGCAGCGCGATGTATTGCCCGACCTTATTTAAGGGTAAAATGTACCATACAAACATGGGAATTTGTTACTCAACTTGGGTAGGTACTTTCGGAACGAATAACGATGAGCGTTTTTTAAACATGAACTCTGAAGATTGGTTTAAGATATTTAAAAAGGGTTATTGGGATAGCGTTCGAGCAGATGAGTTTAACTCATTTTCCGTTGGGGTCATTGTTACGGGTATGGCGTGGGGGTCAGGTCAACGCCAGGCTATTAAAACCTTACAACAAGCCTTGAACAACTTAGGAAAAAACGTAAGTATTGACGGGGCAATTGGACCGAAGACAATAGCAGCTGCAAACGAATTGAATGAACGCATACTTTTTGACGAATTAATCCGACTTCGTGAAGCCTTTTTTATTGCAATAAGTAAACCCGGAATGAAGAACGCTAAATATCGAAAAGGTTGGCTAAATAGATTGTCAGATTATTACGATACCTTCCGCCCGTGAGTTACAAAAAAGATATAGTGGTTGATTTTTTAGAGCGGTTCCCTTCCGCACCTACTAACTTAATCGCGAAAATGTTAAACACGAATCACCCTTTGGATTTTTCCACCTATGAAGCCGCACGTTCAAGTGTAAGATATTATAGAGGTGAACACCATAACAAAAAAATACCGCCTATGAGAACAAATGAACAAAAAAAAGCCGCACAAGGTTGGAATAAACTACCCGAATCGGATTACAAAGAACAAGAGCCGTTTCAAATACCTACGGGCAACAACCGAGTATTAATACTTAGTGACATTCACCTTCCTTATCATGACGTTGACGCTTTGAGCCTTGCACTTGAGTGGGGTTACCAAAGAAAACCAAATGCGATCATCTTAAATGGTGACACGATGGACATGTATCAAGCAAGTAGGTTTGTAAAAGATAGGCGACTTCGTGACCTTGCAGGAGAAATCGAAATGACACGCGACTTTTTGCGCCAATTGAAAGAAGAATTTGACTGTCCGATTTACTTTAAGATAGGCAACCACGAAGATAGATGGGAAAACTACTTAAAGACGGTAGCACCTGAGTTGTTAGGTATTGCAGATTTTGAGTTAAAAAATGTTCTTCGCTTTGGTGAACTTGGAGTGACGGAAATTAAATCTAAGCAAGTTATTAAGATAGGTAAATTAAGCCTTTTACATGGTCACGAAATGCACACTATATTTTCACCTGTAAATAGCGCGAGAGGTTTGTATATGAGGGCAAAGGTTTCAAGTATGGCAGGACATAACCACCAAACAAGCGAACACAGCGAGAACGATCTAAACGGAAATGTCGTAACTTGTTGGTCCATTGGAGCACTTTGTGGACTTCGCCCCGACTATATGCCCGTAAATCGCTGGAATCACGGCTTTGCCTACGTTGAAACCGATCCAAACGGCGACTTTGTAGTTCAAAATTTGCGAATCATTAACGGCAAAGTAAGATAAATACCTATATTTGCAGACACAGTTTTGTTTTTTTCATTTTAGGTACAAGAAAGGCGGTCTTCGGGTCGCTTTTTTTATGTCCAATTGTCACACATTTAATCTAAATACGTGACAAAGTGAAATTTTTTTTCGTCCTGAAACCCTTATAAACATTGATATTTAGAAAAAAGATAAAAAAAAATGTCAAAAAAATGTTGAGAACTATTGCGAATTAAAAATAATGCAGTACATTTGTAAGGTCAATAAGGCACAAAACAAAAAACAAAACGAAATGAAAAACTTAATCAACTATTTTACACCACGCAATGCAGACGAGCGTAACACTTTAGGCGGTATGTTCTTCGGACTGTTAATCTTAGGTATTGTATTTTATTTTTATTCACTTTAATAACTTAAACCATGACAACTTACGAACGCAAACAGCAAATCGTTATCGAACAAAAACAAGAAAAAATTGAAGCACTTATTGAGGGCTACAAAGAAATTTTAAGACAATTAAACCACAATCAAAAGGTCGCAAAGACGGACGTAGAAAGTACGGCATACTACACAGCCCGAAATATCGTTGAAGAAACCATGATCGAAATAGCAAACATTAACGTAACCGATATTTAAGATGTACGAAAAGCAATTAATAGAGTGTGAAGAGTGCAACGGCTTAGGAGTTGTTGAAGCACAAACCAACGAGGGGGATTATTCAAAAATGGGAATGTTCCGATGTAATGAGTGTGAAGGCTCAGGAGAAATATATATTTATGTAGAAGACAATGAAAGCGAACAAGATTAAACACGATTTAAAGACGTTAGAAGAACAATTTAAACGCCAATTAGGAGTAACCCACGCAGACCGTAAAAAGTGGTGGACGAATTACAACGCAGATTTAGTAAATAGAATAAGTGAAATTAAAAAAGCAACAACATGAAACGATTTAAAGTAATATACAAAGGATACGCTCACAAATGTTGGGTTGAGATGTACAAAATAGTGACCGCAGTAAGCAAAGAAGATGCACGTAAAAAAGCGGATTTATGGGAAGGTGTAATTATTAGCGTAGAAGAAATATGAACAACGATTTAAAACTTATTTCGGCTATAGCCATACTTCCGGTATTAGCCGACTTCCTGGAAGACCTAAACGAAGATAAAGCGTTTCGTACTGAAATGAAGATGGCAACGCAAAATTTAATTAGTCAAATTCGCAAACTTGACGAGCGTGTAATGAAGAACGCATCACCAGAAACAAGCGAACAACAAGTAAACATACAAATAGCATTTAGACAATGGCTCAGAACGGCAAAGAATACGGAAAACGATTAAACTACATTTTAGGCAAACTACCGAAACGGTCATTTTATACCATGCACGAGTTTTTTTTAGTTTGTCCCTACTCACACGAAGAGTTAAAGATAGTTAATAGGTCACGCGACAGGATGCAATGGCGACAGTTAGGCATGGCGTGGGCAACATTGACCGGGTTATCTTTGACCGAAGCAGGTAAGACCTTTAATAAAGACCATGCAACGGTTGTATATAGTCAAGAAATGATTGTACTTGCTTTAGATGGTTACCATCCACTACTTGCGGAAAAGTTAAATGAAGTCCTAAAATGCATCGAAATAAACAACACGAACGCATCAGACTTTAATACCGCTTTTATCATTTCAGCAAGGAATATCGAACGAATGTTAAGAACTAAATTGAAGAAATTAAACCAAATTTAGAGTAAGTCACTTATATTAGTAGACGAGTTCACATCCTACATTATATGAACTTTAAAGGTGTTATTAGCCCTTGCAATGAATGACAGGTAGGATGGTCAGGAGTTGTGAGGGTTTTTTTATTTTACTTAATACGGAATGTATGAAATTTTTAGAGAAGGATTTGGAACAAATCATTTGCAAAACTGACGCAAGTAAATTGCAAGAAAAAGGACTGCCACTTTACGGCAAATTGTTAAAACAAGTTAGAATTGGTAATTATGGAATTGCTGATTTAGTAACTATTGAAAAACCATATTATAATAGTTTTTTAAAATGTCATTCTAAAGGTATGATCACTGTTTATGAATTGAAAAAAGATAAGATTAGCGTATCTGCATTTTTTCAAGCAGTAAGATATGTAAAAGGAATTCAAAGATTTTTAGAATTACGAAATACTAAATTTAGTAAGGGCTATTTTAACTTCAGAATTCGTTTAGTAGGTAGTGAAATTGATTTAGATTCTTCTTTGGTTTTTTTATCGGATATGTTTGCTGATTATATGGTTGATTATTGTATTGATTCAGAAGATAGAACTTTCATTGATTTTTATACTTATGATATTAACATTGATGGATTAAATTTTAAAGAGCATTCTGGATACGAATTGACTAATGAAAAATTTTAATTATGGCAATTTTCAGAAAAATACACACTCAAATTTGGTCAGACCCTTTTTTCAGTGAACTCGACAACGAAAAAAAGATATTCTATTTATATTTATTGACTAACGAACGCACTCGACAATGTGGTATTTATGAAATCAGTAAAAGACACATTGCTTTTGATTTGGGAATGTCTTTAGATAAGGTTACAAAGTACATTTTATACTTTTCTAAATGCGGTAAAATTGAATTTTCGGATAGCACAAACGAAATAGCAGTTAAGAACTGGGCAAAATATAACTACTCAACAAGTCCTAAAGTCGTAAAGTGCATAGAATCAGAACTTCACAACGTGAAAAATAGAGTATTGATAGAGTATATATACAGTATAGATAGTGTATCACAAGAAGAAGAAGAAAAAGAAGAAGAAAAAGAAGAAGAAAAAGAACCAATAAACAAAATAGAATTACATCCGCTCGTTGAATATTTAAATATTAATTGTCCTAAAGTTCAAAAACTCGAACAACCAATAAACAACGATCAAGCAACTAATTTGTTATTAGAATTTAATAAACATGATTTAGTTGATGTATTTATGTCGATGCAAAACACGAAAGACTTAAATACTAAATACACAAGTGCTAATTTAACGGTACGTAGTTGGATAAAAACACGACAAAAGAGTAATAGTACTTTCGGACAAATTAAGCAACAAAATAAAGTGAAGGCAGCATGGGAGTAGAAGGCTTTAAGGTTACTGAACCTAACGATGTACTTAATCAACTCAAAACTTACCGAGATAAATACCATGATCGTGGTAAGTATTTAGGGTTTGAAAGTTTAGATAAACACTACTCTATGCAGTTGGGGAATTGTACCGACTGGACTGGTTTCCCAATGAGCGGAAAAACGCAGGTATTGATGGAGTTACTTGTTAACGCTTCGATGTTTTATTCGTGGAAACATTTAGTATATTTTCCTGACGTTGGAAATAATGTAGAAATTGTAGCAGACTTACTCCACAAAAAGACGAGCAAGTCATTCGACCCGAAGAAACCGAACACGATCACCGACAAAGAAATTGAGCAAAATTTAGAATGGGTTTTATTTCACTTCAAAATCTTAACACGAACGGACGTAAAAGCGAAGTTAACACCAATGCAATTTTGGGATTTAGCAGCCGAAATGAAGAAAAGCGAAGGACTTGAAACGGCTTCAATAGATTCATGGAAGGACATGTCACATCCTTATGATGAGTTTGGGGGTTATGCGACTTATTTAGAATTTTGTCTTCCGTATAGAAACCACATTGCCGAAGAAAACAACCTACATTTTCATACTATTATACACCCGAAGCTGACGGACAAAGACAAAGACGGAAAAAGGAACGCCCCCGGACCTTACGACTTGAAAGGTGGCTCTGAGTGGTTTAATAGTGGCAAGTGTATGATAACAGTACACCGTCCCGACATTAATAGCAACGTAGCTGAAATAAAAATGAATAAGATTAAGCCCCGTTCGGTTGGTCAAATTGGCGATGTAGTGCTACATTTTGACGTGAACACGCTCACCTATTACGAATTGGATATGATTGGACCGAGTGACCTGCAAAAAAGATACGCAGCACCGAAAGGAGAAATAAAAGTGAGTAAATTAGTTCCTGAGTTAAACAACTTTTACGGACCAAAAAACGAATTTAACAACGATTTACCTTTTTAATATGAAAGAACTTGACATTTTAACCGCACAAATTAACCTTCGGACACTTGACCGAGCGTTAACAATGAGCATAGACGACCTAAAGGCGAAACACACGCACCGAGTTGATCTAATTAAGCCAATGGAAGAACGACAAATCGAACTGAAAGAAGCTATGCTCACATTTTATCGAGTTTGCGAAGACCACAAGCAAGTAATCAAAAAGGTTTATGAACTACACACCGAGAATTTAGAATTGAAAAAGCAAGTAAACGAATTAAAGATACTATTATGAAACACAAATTTAACTACAATTGGACATTAAAAGACGCAGTATTTACCAAAGACAAAGGTAAAGTATTTAGTTGCTTTGCTTGTGGTGGTGGATCAACAATGGGTTACAAATTAGCAGGATTTGATGTTATTGGACACAACGACATTGATAAAAAAATGATTGAAGTATACAAAGAAAATCATAATCCTAAATTCTCATTTTTAGAAAGTATTACAACATTTGCTAAACGAAAAGACCTACCTAAAGAACTTTACGAATTAGATATTTTAGATGGTTCACCGCCTTGCAGCAGTTTTTCAATGGCAGGTAATAGGGAAAAAGATTGGGGTAAAGAAAAGGTATTTCGTGAAGGACAAGCCGAACAAGTTTTAGATACCCTATTTTTTGATTTCATTGATTTAGCAAAAGAACTACAGCCCAAAGTAGTTGTAGCTGAGAATGTAAAAGGATTGCTTTTAGGAGCAGCAAAAGAGTATGTTATTAAGATTTACAAAGCGTTTGATGAAGCTGGGTATTATTGCCAACACTTCCTACTTGACGCCTCAAAAATGGGTGTACCTCAAAGACGCGAACGGGTATTTTTTATTTGTCTTCGTAAAGATTTGGCAAAACCTTTTATTCATTGGTCGGATATGTTTACGGAATTACCTAAAATAGAAATGTATTTTAATGAACCTGAAATTTTATTTAATGAAATAAAAAATTTGTTTGGACATAATAAACAATTAGAAGCACGACTAAATAAAAATTTTGATTATTGTATAGAAAATAGAATTAAAGATTTTGCAAAATATAATGAAGATATAGAAGGAAAAAGGTCTAATTTTAATTGGAGGTTAGTTTTTAGCGATACCGTTGCTGATACAATTACAAGTGGCGCAAAACTTATTAAAGAAGATAAAACATACATGAATAAGAGCGAACTATGTCAAATTGGAACTTATCCTCTTGATTATAATTTTTTAAATAATAAATTTGACTATTTAATAGGTATGTCCGTTCCACCAATTATGACCGCCCAAATAGCATCTAACATTTACGAACAATGGTTAAGCAAGTTATGAAGTCATGTAAAAAATGCGGCGAAAACTTTACACCATTTTCGACTTTAGACAAGCACTGCTACGTGTGTAAAAAGACGGAACAAGCACTAAAGAACCTCGCCAAAATCAAAAAGGAAAAGGTCAAGAAACAAAAGGAAGACCTACTAACCACTTCCGACTATCTTAAAATGGCGCAGCAAGTATTTAACAAGTGGGTAAGGTTACGCGATCAAGACAAAGGTTGCATTTCCTGCGGTGGGAAGTTAGGCTCAAAATACGATGCAGGTCACTTTTGGAGTGCAGGCGGTCATTCTTCGGTTAGGTTTCACCCGGACAACGTACACGCTCAATGTGTGGCCTGCAACCAACATAAACACGGAAATCTGATTGCCTATCGAGACGGTTTAATAAAGAAAATAGGCTTGGAAAAATACGCTGAAATTGAAAGTTTTGCCCACGATACGAAGAAATGGGACAAAGAAGAACTCAAGGAAATGATCGCGAAGTATAAAAAAAAGATAAAAGATAGTGTGTATTAAAAATAAAGCGTATATTTGCTGAAACTAATAAGAAAAAAACATGAAAAAAACAGAACAAACCATTGAAGAAGTGGTAAAAGTATCGGGTCTTTACCCAAAACTACACGCTGCAAAGCAAAAAATCGGTAAGGTAGTGAAGAACGCTAACAACCCCCATTTTAAGAAGTCATACGCTGACATTAATTCTTTACTGGAAACGGTTGAGCCTATCCTACTTGAACACGGATTATTGCTTTTACAACCTATTATTGACGGCTATGTGAACACAATGATTATTGATATTGACAATGGAGATTCAGTTAGTTCGTCTCTTCGCCTTCCTGACGTACTTGACCCACAAAAATTAATTGGTGCTACTACATACTACCGAAGAGCATCATTGCAATCGCTTATGAGCCTTCAGGCGGTGGATGATGATGGTAACGAAATCAGCGCAACAATCAAAAACACGAAGCCAACCATCACGCAAGAACGCTTTGAAAATGGACTCACGAAAATCACCAATGGCGAAATGACACCCGACCAATTCAAACAAGCCTTAAGCGGTTACCAATTAACAGACTTACAAACTAAAGCCTTATTGTTATTATGAAAGAATTTAAAACTAGGTGTCATAAACTTGGAAAATTGATGACTTCCCCAAAATCTAAAGGGGAGGTCTTGTCCCAAACGGCAAAGACTTGTATTAAAGAACAAGCAATTGAGGACAAATATGGAATAAAGAAAGACTTTTCAAGTAGGTACACTGATAAAGGGTTATTACAAGAAGAACTTGCTATAGAAATGGCGTCACAAGTACTTAATTTGCCTTTTGCGCTCAAAAACACGGAATACTTTGAAAACGAATTTATCAAAGGAACACCTGACTTAATCCTTGAGGACGAAATAATCGACATCAAATGCTCTTGGGACGGAACTACCTTCCCTTGGTTCGAGGATGAACTACCGAACAAGGATTATTTTTGGCAGTTGGTCGGTTATATGTGGCTCACTGGAAGAACGAAAGCACGTGTAGTTTATTGCCTTGTTGACACCCCCGAAGATATCGTACAGGACGAAATTAGACGCACTTCCTGGAAGAAGTTTGAGATTGATGTCACCGAAGAAACAGAAAATGAAGTCCGAGCGAAACACGAATTTAGCCATATAAGCGAAAATAAGCGTGTTAGAGCGTTTCAAATAGAGTTGAATGAGGCTAACATCGAACAAGTCAAAGAAAAGCTGTTACACGCAAGAGAATACTACAATGATTTAATTAGCAAACTATGACACCAAAAGAAAAAGCAGAAGAATTGATTAAAAAATTTACATTAAACCCAGTAGGTCCTATTTACATTATGAGCGATGAACACACTAAACAATGCGCTTTAATTGCAGTGGATGAGGTAATCAATGTTCTTGATGATGAAAATCTATACATTCAAGGAGAGACTAATATTGTTGGTTTTATAAATTATTTTAACGAAGTCAAACAACACATACAACAATTATGACTTGGAAAGTAACCTACAGAGCAAAGGCAGACGGTAAGTGGAGAATAATGTACCGTGTACTGCAGGCAAACAGCAAAGAAGATGCTATTAAGAAGATGGATATGTGGGAGCCGTTAATCATTCAAGTGGAGAAGGTATGACAGCAGAGCAGAAAGCAGAAAGTTTAGTAGCATTGATGTATGATGTAGATTTTTGGGATGATGAAGACCAACCTACAATGCAACACCATCACGCTAAAAAATGCGCTTTAATTGCAGTTGATGAAATAATATCTTTAGTTGGTAGATATACTAATAATTACTGGGAAGAAGTTAAACGCGAAATCAATAAACTATGACACAAGAAGAGAAAATAAAAGAACTTGAAATTTTATTAGATAAAACAATAAAAGAAAGAGATTATTATTACAATTTGTATTTAAAATTAAATGCTTATATAATTCAAAAATAAATTATGAAAACAGATAGAATAGTTATCCAAGTCCTAAACCAAATAGCAGACCGAAGCGAACGAGGATTAGAAAAGTACGGAACGAACCTCGAAAGAACCGATTTAGAGACGTTAGATTGGATTCAACACGCCCAAGAGGAGGCAATGGATTTATGTCTATATTTAGAAAGATTAAAAGAGCAAATCAAAAACAAACAGTTATGAGTTACGAACACAAAGCAAACACGGGAACGCTTTTCCCTAACAACAAAAAGGCGGACAATCACCCTGACTACAAAGGTAAAATCAAAGTAGGCGACCAAGAATTTGAATTGGCTGGATGGGTTAAAAAGACGGACAACGGACAATTTTTGTCACTTAAAGTTTCCGAGCCGTTCAAGCCCGACCCGCAGAACACAAGCGAGAAAATTGCTAACTCTTCAGGTCTTCCGTTTTGAGGGTAGCAGAACTAACCGCGCTCAATGGCTTTCTTCGGGAGGCTATTGGGTCGCGCTTGGAGAATGAATCGATGCGGTCTTTTTGCAGACGGTCTAAGGTTCAGTCAAGCCAAGTCAAGAAACTACTAAACAACGAAGGCGGCTTAAATACCACCACGGTAGAACGAATCGCACACGCACTAATAGACTCACGTTATGAAGCGAAAGAAGATTGATAAACAGCACCGAGAGTATCGGACCAAAAGACGGAAGATAGTAGACATTTGCCGTTATTTACTACAAGGACCTGCATTTGAGCGATTAAACCCCGAAGAATAATGGAAAAGAAAGTATTAGACGTATGTTGCGGACCTAAAGGGATGTGGTTTGATAAACACGATGAAAGAGCGTTATATCTTGACAGACGTTTTGAAACACACATAGACGTTTACCCTTGCGGAACAAAAACAAACATCATTGAGCCTGACATTATTGGCGACTTTACACACATTAAACAGCCTGACAATTCTTTTTGGCTTGTAGTATTTGACCCTCCACACATCGAACAAAACAACGATAGTCAAATAACTAAAAAATATGGAAAGTTAGAAGGTGAATGGCGCGAAATGTTACGAAAAGGTTTTGAAGAATGTTTTAGAGTATTAAAACCTAATGGAACCTTAATATTTAAATGGAATGAAGTTAGATTTCCAATTAAAGAAATACTTAAACTAACCGATGAAAAGCCTTTGTTTGGTCACAAGTCAGGAATAAAAATGCAGACGCACTGGGTTTGCTTCATAAAATCTTAATCAATAGCCCCGTTTAAAGCGGGGTTTTTTCGTTGGTTAAAAAATAATCGTATATTTGATTAAAATTTAGGCAATGACAGATTACGAAAAAGAAAGAATGGAGTTAAGGGAATTATGTATTCCTATAATTTATTGGATGAATAAAAATTGGCATCCACATACAAAATTAATTATTGATTGCAATGGATACGAATTTGTCGAAGGATTGTTGGCAATGCAAATGCGGACGGATGAAGACGATACAAGTCACATTTAAAAGCGTCAAAAAAAAGATTAAATTATGCGTAAGGTGTGCAAATAAACACTATAACTCATTAACAAAAGGTCACGGTTATAAAATAGTTAAAATTTATGATTGAAGTGAAAACAAATGTCGAAGATGTACATATAGTATGTGATTCTTGGTATGAAGCCAATACTTGGAAGGTATTTATTGAAGCAAATGGTCATAAATGTGAAATATTTGTAGATGGTATTTTAATAGATTTATCAAATAATTTAATTAAACCAAATAAATAATTATGGAATATGTTTTTTTAATAGCCTTAGGGTGGTTTATCCAAGAATTTGAGCCTTTCAAGTTTGTAGCCGATTGGATTTATACACGCATCAAACCGCGACCAATTATTGAGTACATTTTCGGCTCTTTAGAGTGTTGGCAATGTTGCACGTTTTGGTCAGCACTTGCTATTACTTGGTCTTTTGAAAAGGCGGTTGTTTCTTCGTTCATTGTTTTCGGTCTTCAACTACTTCATGAGGGATGGATGCGCAGGAAGTAAGCCTATTTGAGCAACTGAAAGACGAATTTAATTCTGGCAAGGTTAATAAAGTGACCATTGTAAGGGTAAGAGACGTTTACAATAAATACTCGGAGCGTCAAGTCACCTACTGCATGTGTTCGTCAGTTCAACGTAGGATATACGCGAAGGACTTTTTAGATTGGTATGAAGGTCAAAATAGATAAATTCTATACCGAGAACTACGGGACGCTTGTCTTGGCTGCGAAAAGACGAATCACGCAGTTAAAGAAAAATATAGAACCCGAAAGTTTGGTATCTTCTAGCTATTTGTATGTGGTAGGTAAAGCCGACACGATAACCGAGGACGAAATTCCACGTTTAGCCTTTGGGTTTATCTTACTTGAATTGATAAGAACCAATTCACAAACGAACCTAAAAGAACGCATTAACCCGGTTGACCTCGATTTTGATATTAGCGACACGAATAACCAAAGCGAACAATTAGTACTTAAAATAGATGTAAGCGATTTCGTGAATACTCTTAACCGAATGGATCAAATAATCTTTGAAGTCTATTTCAACAAGGGGAAAACGACGAAACGCGACTTGGCAGAGCATTTTAACATTGATCCGTCAAGCGCTTTGATTTACATTAACGACATAAAGACGAAATTTAAAAAATATGTTAAAGATAAAAGACCAATATAAGGGAGTAAGCGTGGAGTATATGCTTGGGACTGTCCGAGTGACAAAGAAAATTGAAGCGTTGACCGAAAAGGATATTGAGACCGCTAAGAAGTGGGGGTTAAATTTGGGTAAATACTTCGATGAGGTCGTTGAAAAGACGGACCTACCAACCGAAGAACTAATAACCATTGTTTATGAAGGTATAAAGCAGAAACAAAATATGGAATATGACCCTTTATTAAAGAGAAAATCTGCACCAATTAAACGTAAAAGAAAATGAAATTCAGCCACGTATTCGCTTTTTTGGTAGCTTGTTTGACGTTCGTGTCAGCACTTTGTTTGATTTACCAAGATTCAACCCACGCGATGCAGTTTTCAGGATGGGCTTTGATTAGCTATTTGTGTTATTTAATTGCCTTAACAGGCGAAAATACGGATCAATGAGCATAATGGATGAATACCTACGCTTTATGGCAGCGTCTAAAATTTCGTTTGATTATGACGACGTGTTGAGTACTGAGAAAGGCAAGGAGTTAGCCAAGCGTAAAATTAGCGACGGAAACACGGTTTATATTATTTCAGCAAGAAGAAGTATAGACGGAATGCTAAACACCGCTAAAGCCCTTGGAATACCTGAAAGCCGAATATACGCAACTGGAAGTAACAAGGCAAA